ATGAAGCTTTGGATAAAAACACTTCTCATGCTTGGAAGTATTATTTTAGTAACGGCAATTGCTGCAGGCGGATATACATTAACCGTTCTGAACAGTACAACAAAAGCCTTTAAAATGACTTACACTAATGCTGGGAATAAAAAGACAGAACAAGTCATTCAGGCAACTGAACCTCTAACAATCCTACTTATGGGGGTTGACACAGGAGGCGAAGGGCGTGGAACTTCCGATTCATGGAATGGGAATTCTGACTCACAAATTCTGATGACGCTTAATCCTAAAACGCACACGACAACAATGGTTTCAATTGAACGTGATACGATGACTAACATTTTAGATGCTGACGGAAACATTGTTTCTAAGCAAAAAATGAATGCAGCATATCCCTTAGGTTATAACTCAGGGTCATCTTCTGACGGTTTAAAAAATGCCGTAAGTTATGCTATGAAAACTATTAGTGCTCAGACTGGTATTAATATTGACAGTTTTGTAACAGTCAATTTTGATGGGCTAGTCAATATGGTTGATAATGTTGGTGGGATTGATATTAACAATACCACAGGCCAAACTCTCTATATTTCAGATACAGAGCCGCAATATACTGCGAAAGTTCCACCTGGAAAACAACATATTAATGGTGACCAAGCCTTAGTTTATACCCGTGACCGACATCATTTATCAAATGGTGACTATGGTCGGGCAGCTCACCAACGTGAAGTCATTGCAGCACTCATGAAGAAAATTTTAGCCTTAGATAATATCACACGCTATGAACAATTTTTGAATGAAGCCTCAAAAGATTTTAGAACTAATATCCCAATTAATGCTTCAACAATTACTTCATTACTAGGTTATAAAGATTGCTTTAACAAAGTAGTTTCTATTCAATATGAAGGCGTTGGTGAAATGGTTGATGGTGCTTCTTATCAATTTATGCCAACAGATATTTATCTCGCGATGCAAAATATCATGAAGAAATCGCTTGATGAATCAACAGTGACCACTTTGCCAAGCAGTTTGATTACTTATGAATCAGTTTTTGGCTCAGGAACAGCACCTTTTTATTATCTTCCGTCAGCTACTGTAACTGAAAAAGGAAAATCAACGGTGACTTATGGTGTTGATACGCAAGGAAATCTTGTTTCTTTGAATTCTAAAAATTCAGGGAATTATGTTTCGACAAGTGGTGGCTCAGTTCAATCAGATTCAAGTTCGGGCTCCTCTAGCTCATCAAGTGATTCCACGGCAACCTCAAGTTCTGATTCTACTTATCAACAAGATAATACTTACAATGATGGCTATAATAATAGTAATGACAGTACAACATCTAGCTATGGAACAGATGATACAAACACAGGGAACTATGGCTACGGTACAAGTCAATAATTGAAAAAAATAAGAGAATATGATAAACTTGTTTCTGTCAGTAATTTTAGCTTAAAAATTTACTGACAGAAATAATTTGGTCCGATAGCTCAGCTGGATAGAGCATTCGCCTTCTAAGCGAACGGTCGAGGGTTCGAATCCCCCTCGGATCATGGTGCCAAACCTCGCCTTGCCTTCGTAGCAAGGCTTTTTTGTTGCTCTTTTTATGATTTGTGCCAAATTTGTGCCAAATCACTCATCGTTTATTTCACTAAAGATTTTTTTGATATTCTCATTATCTTTTTCTTCAAGCTCTTTTAGGATATGGGAATATACTGACATTGTAACGTTCAAACTACTATGACCGAGCCTTTTAGAAACATATAAAATATTAATTCCCTTATAAAGCATAGTAGAAGCGTGAGTATGTCTTAATCCGTGACAAGTAATTATTTTTTTAAATCCAAGTTTTTTACACATATTTCTTAGCTGTTTATTGAGTGAATTATTAGTTATCAATCCATTCTTGATATTGTAGAATACAAAAGGGTGTTCTGGCTCAATTTCGAGCCGTTTTAAGAGTTTTTCTTGCTGTTCCTTATAATTTATCATGACTTGCATAGTCGAGCTGTCAATGGCTAAAAAACGAACTGATTGGTCATTCTTAGTTGGTGCAAAATTATTTTTATAAATATCCCAAGTCCTTTTTACGTATATCTGTCCTTTTTCAAAGTCCACATTATCCCATGTCAATCCCAAAAGCTCACTAAATCTCATACCAGTCATGGCAGCAATGTATATCATAAAAGATGAGGAGTAAATAGGATTAATTTTTTCTTTAGCTAGTGCAATTAATTTTGTGAAGTCCTCAAAGTCTAAATATTTTAATTCAGCACTTTTTGAACCTTTTCCTCCTTTAGAAATAGCTCCTTTTGTAAAATCATTTTTTATAATAAAATCATCAAGTAAATTTTCTAAGCTTGCTCTTACATGAACATTAATTTGTTTCACAGATGAATCGGAATGACCTTCAGCAAATTCATTTAACATCTCTTGATATTTCACACGATTCATTGTTTTAATAGTTGCTGTTGAAAAGTGCTTTTTTAGAACAGATAGTGTGTACAAATACTTTCTGTAAGTTCCGTCTGATACTTTACCTTTTTTGAATATTTCTATCCATTGCTTGAAATGGTCAGTGAGTAAAATATCTTGACTGACAGTATAAAAACCTTTGGCTAGGTTAGCTTCAATTTCACCAGCTTCTGAAATCGCATCGGCCTTTTTGGGGAAACCACTCTTTCTAAGTTTTTTATATTTGCCGTCAGTATCTTTGTAAGATATTTCGTATTGCCAGACTTTACCTCGTTTTATATATCTTGCCATTGTTGCTTTTTATACCTCATTTCTGATAAAATGGTATAGTAAAAGCCTTCCAGATAGAAGTGCTTTACTACATTCATGATAAATCCGCCTTAGCCGTCCAAAGTTTGGGCGGATTTTTTATTTTATTTAAGCAACTTTGCTTTTTGAATTTCAAATTCTTCTTGAGAAATAGTACCTGAATCAAGTAATTCTTTAAATTTCTTTAATTCATCAGCTATACTGGTAGTTGATGAATTAATTTGCATTGATTTTGAATAAATCTTTGAATTAGTATTGACCTGATTAATGAACTTCATGGCTTTATCAATATCTTTTTTGTCTCGTTTAATTTCAGCAGTCCAAACAAAATCAGGTCCTTCAATAGTAAGGTATTTTTCACCGCCTTTTTTCTTTTTTGCAGCAAAAGCAAAAACACCCAGTGCTACAAGTCGTGTCATTGTCACACGGCTTTGAAGTTCTGAACCAGATTCTAGTCTTGCAGTAACATCGTTAAGCGGCTTTTTTTCAAATCCTTTGCTAATAGAATCTTTACTCAATTTAAAACCAAAATTAGAAATTGAAGAAGGAATTAGTGATGCACCAGCATTTTTTAGTACATCGGTTTGTGTTCTATTTTTTATTTCTTCCATTTTTTGATGGTCTTTTTTTGCATCAAAATATTCATTGAAAGATTTTGCTTTTAATAGTTCTTTAAATCCCATAATTTCTCCTTGCCAGTTTTGTGATGGCGCACGTTATTTACTTACCTTTTTAACGAGGTTCAAGACATTGCTCGTATATTTAATTATAAATCAATTTCTACTTTGACGGCTTGACCGATTACAGCTGCTGGATTGTCTTGTGTAGCAAATTGGTCTTTAAATTCTTTGTTGATTGACACAAGTCTCAAGCAATCTATTTCATGATAAACTTTTTTTAATGTTGCCTGACAATCATCTTGGAAAAGAACAGCTCCAATAGTACCGTCAGTCACATCAGGAACAGCTTCAATTAAAACATAAGATCCAAACGGAATCTTTGGCTCCATGCTATGCCCATCAACCATTAACCAATAATAATCACGGGTAGATGATAAGAAGTGCGCAGGTACTGGTCTTGTACCGTCGAAATTTTCAACCGCATCAAGAGGAAGTCCGGCCGCTATCCTACCAAGAATAGGAACATCTACCATATCTTCATCAGGTTCATATTCCATAGTGTTTGTAGGCATAACGAAATTCTCTAATATCTTTCTACTTATATATGGTGGCAAATCATCAGGTATTTTATTAATTGGAATCACTTTAGATTCTTTTTTCTTTTCTTGGTTTTGCTCGTCTAACTGATTGGTTGCAGTATTTAAAACAACTTTTTGGCGAGGTTCTTCAAGTTGTGAACTGATTTTATTTATTTCGGATAGAGTTGTAGAAAGGTCAGAAGCACCATACATTAATGTATCAGGATCAGTATTAAATAGATTGACCATTTTATCAAAATCTTCAACCATGGGACTTCTAACCCCTTTTATCCATTTAGAAATAGCTGACTCAGATTTTCCTAGCTTTTCGCCAAACTCTTTCATTGTCCAACCATTTTCTTTTCTGAAATAATCTATCATTTCAGGTAGTCGTATTTTTTTCATACACTAATTATAGTACAAACAACAAAACTTGTCAATTTGGAAAGTTTTAACTTGACAAATTGGACAGTTAAGGTTATAATTAACTCATAAAGTCAAACAAGCGAACAATCATGGAGCATTCAGTACGGCAGACGGAACAGGCTCAAATGACGGTACACGACGTATCCACCGCGACGTAAGTAGCAAGTTTGGCAAATAAAAAGCCCTTACAGGCAAATGGAGGTTCTAATGGAACAAGTAGTTACGCATTACGGAGAAGCTATTCAGCAGCACAGTGTTGAGTGGTACAAAAAACAACTGTTAAAAGATCTTTCTGTTCAATTTATCAAAGACTCTTTATTACCTCAGTTATTTGAATGGTCAAATGCTTATAAAGCAGCAGTTGAACTGACAAAATAAAAAGCCCCAGAGGGGCGGAAAGGAAAAGGGTATGAACCTTGAAAAAATTAAACAAGTTAAAATGCTAGACAATTATGAAGAAATCAAAGACATTGTTAACGCTCATATAGAAATGGGTTGGATTGTTTTGCTATCAGACAGTAACAAAGTTATTCTTGGCGCTGAATGGCCTGAGTCATACAACATGAATTTTAATTTAACTGTCGAAAGAAAACATTTTGGAGTAGTCGGTAAACCCGGGGTTCCAGGAATTGGTGTTATTTAAATATGTTTTGTATTTCTTGATGAGCAGGGAAGACTGGCGAACAGGTTCGATTCCTGAACTTCCCTTACTGCGAAAGCAGAAATTTTATTAAACAGAAAGGAGCATGGAATGCCAAAAGAAACGAAGCAAAAGTTAGTAATCTCGGCAACTGTTAAAACAACAGAAGAAGCAAAAAAACTCCTAGATGACCTAGAAGTTTTGAAAAACGAGTATAAACTTAACATTTCTTTAAGTGTTGGAACATTACTTATCGCATAATTTCTCACTCATTATATTATAGATCTCGATATATACATCAGAAAAACTTAATGGGTCAAGATTATCTTCAAATTTTTTCATTTCGTAGATCTGATTGAATTTCATTTCAGTATATCTGAGTGCTACTTCATGGGCTCTTTGCTCATTTGAATTCATAAGACATCCTCCTTTCTATAGTACTAAGCAAATACCTCAAATATCTGCTCATAGCTATTATACCAAGGAGAACACAAAAATACACACACAGAAAGGAGCCAGTATGGCAGAGAAAAAAACTTATGAGCCACTAGATGAGTTATTAGACTCTTCAGGAATGAAGTATAAAGTTATCGCAAAAAAAATTAACGTTCCCTATACAACATTTTATAAGTGGCGTATCAACCCATCTAGAATAGATGCTGTTTCAGCAGCGAACATTGCAGAGGTTATCGGAGTAGATTTAACCGATGTTATTTTCGTGCTGAAAAATTTTAATCAAAAACTTGACAAATTGGCTAGTTAGAAAGGCAAAATATGAAAGAATTACAAAATTTCACAAATGGAATTTTCAATCTTGACGTTAAAGTTGATGGAGAGAATATTTTATTTAGTGCAGAACAAGCCGCAAAGGCTATGGGTATTACTCAAGTAAAAAATGGAAAAGAATATGTTAAGTGGGAACGAGTAAATAGTTATCTGCCAAATTCCCCAGAAGTGGGGAAAGGGTCGTTTATCAGCGAACCTATGGTTTACAAACTTGCATTCAAAGCAAACAATGCTGTATCTGAAAAATTCACAGATTGGCTGGCTGTTGAAGTCCTTCCGACTATCCGCAAGCATGGAGCGTATATGACGGATTCAAAACTTGAAGAAGCCTTACTTAATCCTGATACACTCATTAACCTTGCCACACAACTTAAACAAGAGCGAGAAGAAAAAGCACAACTCAGAGCATTAAACTCTACGCTTGCTGTTGAAAATCAAATCATGCAGCCTAAAGCACAGTATTTTGATGATTTAGTTGAGAGAAATTTATTAACTAGTTTTAGAGACACTGCCAAAATGCTTAAAGTTGGGCAAAAGCAACTAATCGATTGGCTTTTGGAAAATAAATATATTTACCGTGACAAGAAAAATAAACTTATGCCCTATGCTCAATATAATAATGATTTATTTGAAATCAAAGAGAGCAAAGGGGCTACAAACTCATGGAAAGGCGCTCAAACTTTAATTACTCCAGTAGGTAGAGAAACATTCAACTTGCTTTTAAACGAGTATAAAGCCAGCTAGAAAGGAAAACACATGGAACAAACACTTGAAGTACAAGCGACTATTTCAGTTTTAATTCCAGAAGATAAGATTCTTGTAGATAAAGTTGAATATCAAGAGCTTAAAGAAAAAGACTTTGACGGTTGGGTTGGTATGGATGTATTCATAAAAAAATCAAACCGCTCAAGAACTACTATCAAGAACTTGTTAAACTGTCCAGAGATGGTAAAAAAGTTATCCATAGAAAATGGCGGTTGGGTATTTTATCCGGCTGATGCTGGTAAATGGTCATTTCATTATAAAGAGATGATGGAATTTATAAACAATGAATTTTATCAGAAATTTAATGGAGGAAGTAAATAAATGAAAAACACAATATTAACATCAAGAGAAGCAGATGCTGCGCTTCAAACTGCTCTAATCGATGGTGCAAAATGGATTATCACACGAACAAGTGATACAGTGCTTTATCAAGGTAAGACAATGAACTTTACACCACTTAGAAGCGGTGGAGTGTTGCTGGAGGTTTACTGATGGATAAGACAGAAAAAGCCCTTGCAGGCAAATGGAGGTTCTAATGGAACAAGAAAAAACAATTAATCATCTTGGGCAAGTAGTTTATCAAGAGTCAGTCGAATTTTATAAAGAAAAACTCTCAGTTCACTCAAAAGATTTTCTTCAAAATTCGCTCATCCCTCAGCTTTATGAATGGTCAAATGCTTATAAAGCAGCGGTTGAACTGACAAAATAAAAAAGCCCTGCATGGCACGCAGAGCAAGTAGGAAATTCGCCAAAACTTCTACTTAAATTATACCACGAATGCTAAAAAATTAGAAACGGAGAATTTAAATGTCAAATCAAATCACTAAAACGCAACAAACTCTTAAAAGCCCAGAGGTAAAAAAGAAGTTTGAAGAAGTGCTAGGCAAAAAAACGGAAGGTTTCGTTGCAAGTTTACTATCAGTAGTTGGTAATTCTAATTTAAAAAATGCTGATGCAAATAGCGTTATGACTGCAGCAATGAAAGCAGCTACTCTTGATTTACCAATTGAACCAAGTCTTGGATTTGCTTATGTAATTCCTTATGGGAGAGAAGCACAATTTCAAATTGGTTATAAAGGGTTTATTCAATTAGCTTTACGAAGCGGCCAATTGACTGGACTTAATTGTGGAATTGTATATGAAAGTCAATTTGTAAGCTATGATCCACTTTTTGAAGAATTAGAACTTGATTTTAGTCAGCAAGCAAGTGGAGATGCAGTTGGATATTTCGCAAGTATGAAATTAGCTAATGGATTTAAAAAAGTTACTTACTGGTCAAAAGAGCAAGTCTTGGCGCACAAGAAAAAGTTTGTCAAATCAGCTAATGGTCCATGGCGCGACCACTTTGATGCAATGGCTCAAAAAACAGTTTTAAAAGCCATGCTTACTAAATATGCCCCAGCATCTATTGAATCAAAAATGATTCAAACGGCAATCACAGAAGATGATAGTGAGCGTTTTGAAAATGCTAAAGATGTTACGCCAGATGAGCCGGTAATTTCAATTGATGAATCAATGACTTCTGAAGTTTCACAGAATGAACCTGCTACAGAAAGCCAGGAACAACTTCCAGAAGATGAAGTAGAAGAGTTGTTCCCGATTGGTAAAAGCTGATGAATAAAAGATTAAGTTTTTCAAGTTTAAAAGCATTCTCTGATTGTGAAGCCGAAGCTGTTGCAGTTATGGCTGGAGACTGGGATAGGCAGGCTACTTTTTCTCCATCTACAATTGAAGCTATGAATGCTGGAAGCTATGTTCATAAATATTTTGAAAGCAATAAGGCTTTAGAGGAGTTTAAGTTAGAACATGAATCAGATATGTTCACTAAAAAAGGAAGTTTGAAGTCTCAATTTCAAATTGCTGAGAAAATGGTTCAAACGCTTGATCATGATCCATTATTTAAAACAATTTACCAAGGAGTTAAAGAACTTGAAATCTTCGGTAAAATTCAAGGAATCGAATTTCACGGCTTTTTAGATTGTTTGAATCTAGAGCGAAATATATTTATTGATATTAAAACAATCAGGGGTTCTATCAGAGATAAAGAGTGGTCAGAAATTGAATACCGAAGAGTGAGCTGGATTAAAGCAAGAAAATATCTATGGCAAATGGCTATCTATCAAGAAATACTAAGACAGTCTGACGATGAGAAAATCGGAAAGAACATTAGTCCAGTTATTTATGCGGTAACTAAAGAAACTTTTCCTGATAGTGCTGGAATTACTATCCCACAAGAATGGTTAGATGATTCGCTTGATGAGGTTTGCGAATTTACTGACAAATATATTGAAGTATTGAACGGAAGAGTTCCAGTAAGATGCGAACAATGTAACTATTGCAAAGCAACAAAACGAAATATTCAAACGATTTCGTATTCAGATTTAATTTAAACCTATGAGCAAACTGCAGTCCTCACTAATCCTGAGCAGTAGAATTAGAAATGATTCAACTTTAACAAAGCCACCTTGGGCGGTGGTTTCGTATTTAGTCAAAGCTGGAGGGTGGCGTAACGAGCCGTAAAGTCAATGAGTATTCAGTGCCTGCACATAAACACTCATTGCCAGCTTTTAATTTGAAAAATAAAACTTGAAATAAATACTCCACAGAAAGGGGAAGTGTGGCAAAAACAAGCAAAAAGAAAATATATTTCTGGTTAAAACTGGATGAAAACTTTTTCAAAAATATAGTAATAAAAAAAGCAAGAAAATCTGCTGGTGGAGATACAATGGTGCTCATTTATCAGCGCATGATGCTGCAGTCGTTAAGTAATGAAGGTGTTCTTTATTATGAAGGAGCACTTGATAATCTTTCTGAAGAATTATCGCTTAGCTTGGATGAAGATGTCGAAAAAATACAAATGACTTTAGCTTTCTTTTCAAAATATGGATTGATACAAATTGATGAAGAACAAAACGCCGAAATGTTACAAGTTCATGCGATTGTAGACCAAGAAACAGACTGGGCTAGATATAAGAGAAATCAAAGATCCAGCCAAAAATTGGACAATGTCCAATCAGTGTCCAATACTTGTCCAACAGAGATAGAGTTAGAGAAAGAGAAAGATATAGAGCTAAAGAAAGATATAGAGATTAGAGATATAGATTCAAACTCTTTACTTTCAAAATTTCTAGATACTTTCATTAATTTTTCAAGTAAAAACCGTTCAAAACGTGCTGTAGCAACTGCTGAGTTTATAAAACTCCCTTCTTTTCAAAGAGAACAGGCAGTTATTGGGGCTATGAACTACATACAGTCTTATAAAAACGAGCATCCTGATGATGAAGCTGGTCAATATAGTGTAAATGCAGTTAATTTCTTGTCCAACATGATGTTCATGGATTATCAAGAAGAAGTCAAAGCAGATGCTGGATATGATGAGGATTTGGGCTTTTAGGAGAAATATATGCAGTCAATGGCAGATGGAATCCGAGAGTTCCATAAAAAGAGAGAAGTTAAAACAGGTCTATTTTGTGAAAAACATCAACAAACCGAACTTGTTAGATATAAACATCCAGTAAGTATAGATTATGATCCGTTGATTCATGGCGAGTTAGTTGATGGTTTGCAGGTAACCTCAATGAGTTATTGTACAGAATGTGCTAAAGAGGGAATATACCAACATCACCAACAATCAAGTGCTGAAATAAAAGCAAATGAAGATTTCTTGAATAAAAGTAAGTATGGAAAATATAGCTTGCTTAAAACACAAAGCCTTGTGGGCAAAAAATCGCTCTGGTTTGCACGTTTCAATACTTTTAAGGTAAATGGCTTAGAAGAGCAAAACGTGTTGAATCAGGCCCAAAGAATAGCCAGAGAGTACACTCAAGGTCAGAGGTTTAACACTGTGTTTGTTGGCGGAGCTGGTAGAGGGAAATCTCACTTAGCAATGGCCATTTTGCAAGAAGTTAACGAGAATCTCAAAGATGATAAATTCTCAACACTATTTATCAATATTAGTGAATTGATTCGAGAGATAAAAAATAGTTGGAATTACTCTGATACCAAGGCGGAAGAAGAGCGACTGACAACATTAATGCGAACAGTTGATTTGCTTGTTATTGATGATTTAGGAACTGAAAGCACGTTTTCTAAAGATAATAGCTGGGTACAAGGTGTTATTTACAATATTTACAATGCAAGAGAAGGCAATACGATTATCACGTCAAACCTTACTGGTAAAGAAATGCGTTCATCTTATGACGATAAAATAGTTTCTCGAATCATGGAAGGCTCAAAAAATAGTGTTGTTAAATTTGAGGGAATTACTGACAAGAGGAAAAGTAAATGAAAACAATAATCATTGAGCAGTGGGAAAACGAGCATTACCCACTTGGAAGTATTAAAAAGCAGAAGCTGGCAGAGAAATCTGATCATGAGATTATTTTTATTCTTAATCGCATGGCTCAGATGCCTGCAATTGTTAGATTTGGAGAAGCAAGTGAAGTTTGAATTTAACTTTCTCAGAAAAGAAATGATAAATGAGAATGATAATAAAGGCACAACTTATGGTTCAAGAATTGCTGCCAATAACACCAAACAGCGTTTAAGACGGATTGCATGTCGAACAGCCCATGAATGGCTAGACCAATCAGAAGAAGTATTTGAGCAATTCCATGAGAAGCACCGTTGCGATGTGTTCGTAGTAATTTATCCACCTAAACGCTTTAAATATGATCCACCAAATTATGAACCAACTTCTAAAGCATTAATCGATGGACTGACAGATGCTGGAATTTGGAATGATGATAATTACAATGTTATTCGCAGAACAAGTTTTGAGCATGGTGGACTTTCTGGAGATACAAAAACCTGGAAAGTAGAGTTAGTAGTGAAAGAACTGACAGAATAGCATTAAATCATGAAAATTGCGGTTACATTGAGCGCTTAAACCGTTTCGTGGATAATTTATCACGAACAATCTAAAAGCGCTTAAAAGCTAAAATATGAGGTGTTATTATGACAACGCAAAAAGAAAAGAATGTCCTAGATTTTAAAGACAAGGATATTTTGAAGAATCATAAAGTCGCTGACAAAGACGACGAATGGTTTCATGAGCAATGGAAAAATAAACTAAGTGGATTGAAAGAGGCAGGAGATGGCAAGGTTAGAAAAAATTTATGATGTTTATTTCAATGGTATAAAAATGGGAACTGGTACGAAAAAAGAGCTTTCGAAAATGCTTCTTGTTTCACCTCATTCAGTCGCTGGATGGGTTAAAAATGGTATGGCTAATTCTCCAAAAAATAACGCAGTCAAAATCGCAGTCGTAAATGAAAAAGCGATGATGGAGAAATATCCCGGTTGGAAGCCCTATGGTGGTTCAAAATCTAAGATTTCTGATGAAATAACCGATCGCGACCGTAGAAAGCACGAAACAAAAGAAGAACGTAGATTGCGAAGAAATATCAGAGCGCAAATGGCAATCGAAGCAGCACGCAAAGAAGAATTAGGATTATAGGAGCAGCTAGATGAAATGCGATAAATGTGGCAACGAAATAGATTGTGATTGCATGGGATGCCATGAGTGCCATCCAGAATATACTTGTGAAACGTGTGGATTTTGCCACATTGACGGTTGGGAAGCTGGGGCATGTTGGAGTTTAGCCAATGACCCTGATTATGACCCATTTGATATTTAAAGGAGATAAGAAATGACAGTTGAAAGTTTATTAAAAGTGATTGAAGAAGGGATGACAGTTATTTTAAAAACTGAAAAAAATCGAATCATAGTCCAATTTGAATGTGGTAATGATATTGAAGCTTTCAGCTGCGGTTTCCTTTACAGAAAAATAAAAATTATCAAAATAAAAAATGGTAGCGAACTAATCGCAATCTTGGAGGACACGAAAAATGACTAAGTTTGAAACAGCGAACGAATTAATATCTTTTGTTAAGGAAAAAGATTTGAAACGTGGTTTCTATCAAAAAGGGAAAAGGATCCAATGGTTAGTTGGATTTGATATGTTGGGATTTATGCAAGTTACAACTCCAGCACAGGTCAGAAAGTCACGGAGCGGTTTTAATTGCAGTGTGACTAATTGGAATGTTTTGCTAGAAGAAAATTTTCCAAAACTTGATTGGTTTCTTTCGGCAAAATATATTGGAACAGAATTGGAGAAATGAAAATGACTAAGTTTGAAGAAAAACTAGAAATATTACCAATAAAAACAATTCAGCACCCTGTTGGAGATACTAAATATTATGCGGCTGTTCATGTTAAAACGTTAATAGCACAAGCAGACGAAGAAATCGCTAATTTAAAATCGCAACTCCAACAGCAAGCCCTGCCAGTCGTGCCTGATTTCATTGGTAAGTTAATCAATACCTTTGGCGCCCCTGAAGATGGCAAGTATATTAACTATTCAGCAAGCTATCTTGAAATTCAAAAGGAATTAGATTGGATTGATAATCATCAAAAAACGTGGTTAACTGCTCTGCTCATTGGTTTCANGGTCGAAAAACCGCAGCTGTTCTATTTGAGAGATGAGTTAACCGGACAATTCCTTGCAAAGGATAATCGGTTTAAAGACAAGGATAGATACTTTTTTTGGACTGGAGAAGACCCACTTACGCATTCTATTGGCACAGCGTGGAAATTAACCTTCACCCAGCAAGAAATCGACAGCATGCAAACTGGGAGCTATGAACAGATTGAGGTGGAAAAATGAGCGAGAAAAAATATTACATTCTTGAAAAACTTGCAAGATATTTCAAATTAACAAAAATGCCAAATGGCGAGTTTATGTTTATGGAAGATGATTATGTGTTTGATGTTCCAAATTCACAGAATCAATTCACTAAAAAAGAGATTGCTGAAATTAAAAATGGGATGTTTTATAAAACATTAAATCAAAAATCATTTACTGCTCCAACAGTAATTGCTGAAGATTGGATTTGGTCTGATGAATTGCAAGCCTATGAATGGAAAAATCCTTTTATTGAGCTTGTGCCTGTGGAGGACGGAGAATGAAAAGACAATTTAAAAAACTAGATGGAAATGCGACTATTCCAGAACGAGCGACAGAACATAGCGCAGGATATGACATTTCCGCAAGTGAAACAGTTACGATTCAACCTGATGAAATTAAAATGGTAAGCACAGGGCTAGCTGTTCAACTTGGAGATGATGAAGTATTGAAATTATACGACCGTTCAAGTAATCCAGTTAAGCGTGGCATTGCATTGATTAATTCAGTAGGAATTATCGATTCAGATTACTATCCGCAAGAATTTAAAGGCTTATTTATGAACATCTCAAAAGAGCCTGTAACCATTTCTAAAGGTCAAAGAATAATGCAAGGGGTATTTGTCAAATACCTTACAACAGACGATGACAACGCAAACGGAAAGCGAACAGGCGGTTTTGGTAGCACTGGGGAGTTGTGATGGACAATAAAAGAATTTCTGAAATCGTTGAAGAAGAAATGATAAAGCAAGATGCAAACAGATATCGTGATATGAGGAAAATTCTCACGATTCCGAAAAGCATTGCGGATGAGTTGGACAGTGTTTTTGCTGGCGTTGATGCAACAGATATTGGTTATGTGCTAGATCAAACTGGACCTTACGGTTCGAGAGCTTTCGATGATTACTACTTTAAAAATAAAAATATCATTGCTTTATACCTCGCAGGCAAAGCCCTCGGAGTTGATTTAGTGAAAGTGGGGGAGGGATGATTGAATACGCAATATATAAAGGCGAAAAATTTATAGCAGAAGGAACAGCTGACGAACTTGCTAAATTACTAAATGTTAAACCTACGACTATTAAATGGTGGTCAAGACCGGTTAATTCAAGGCGCGATAAAGGTAATAGGAAGATAGCAGTTAAGTTATGACCGACAAACTAATATCGCTGGTCAATAACTGGTGGCGAGGGGATTTGAATGAATAATGAATTGCAAGAATTATTAATACAAATCATAAAAGCAGCAATGATTGCTATTCCAATTTGGGGACTTATTATCATGGCTTTTATCATATTCATTTTCAAAAATGATATTAAAAAATGGTGGAGGAATAGAAAATGAAACTAATGTGTAAGCTGTCCGGGCATAAGTGGTCGAAATGGAGAGCTAATTTATTTAGCACTCACGAGGAACGATTTTGTCGGCGTTGCTATATCAGAGATAAACGCTTAAACCGCTCAGACCTTGATGAGTCGGAGAACGTGTTCCCTGAAAAATGGCTTGATAAACATATGGATTGAGGTGGAAAGTGCATAAAAAAAATAAGAGATTACTTGACAAAATTTATTATATTCTTAGTTGTTTTCATGACTACTTCTAATATGATTAGTATGTTTTTTAAAAATGCAACAACTAGCGAATGGATTTTAACTATTGTTATTTCTTTAATCGCAGCATATCAAAATATGGATTGAGGTGGAGATGAAAAAATTTAGATTAATAAGTAACTCGTTTTTGAAAGAAGATGGACAACTTCATTCAAGACAACAGTTTGTTGAAGCCAATAGTTTAGCTGATGTTATTGAATATATCGAAAGCAACGCAGGTTGGTACACTGATATCAACGTAGCTTTCAAAGTCGCTTATATCGAGGAGGTTGTGGAATGAATGCAAAAAAAAGCCCAAATCATAGATAAGGGCTTCGGGGGATTAACAAAAATTAACGTGAGGATGTGTCCATGCAAGATAAACAAGGTCTAACCTGGAGTGATGGATATATTTCTTTAACATATTCCATGGCATCAAGGTCATTTTCAAATTGTTTATTAATAAGATACGAATCAGTGACTATCGGACGATTGGGGCAAGCACCTTTGTGTACTTCATGATAACCGCTAAAGTCGCCAGTTTTATTTACAACATAACTCATGATTAAATCCTCCTTCAAATAGTTATATTCTATTATTTTAAAACTTTTATTAGTCTAGCACAAGGAATATGACTTGAATAAAGGAGATAATAAAAAGCCCAAGCTGACCAAGCTTGAGCGAAATTGTGAATTCTAACGTTTATATTTTTATGGTCTAACAAATTATATCATACTGAGCTAGGAACTCGCTAAACTCAACTGGAGGAGAAAAAATGTCACAAGAAATTACTGTTGATTTTTCAGAACAAATCGCTAAAGCACAAACTAAAATTGATAGACTGAAAGACATGATTCATGATGTTAGAGATCAAAAGATTGTTTTAGATGATATCAAAAATAATCATATGCCTAGGGATACAAAACTTGAATTAAACTTGGGAGGAGTTTTAAAATGTTCCGTTAAGATTAATGTTGGAACGCTCATCCCTTTGTTGGAGCAAAATATCGAAGATAATACGGCTCTTATCCATGAGTTGGCTAAAGAACTTGGAATTGATATTAAATAAACAAAAAAGCCCAAGTTGACCAAATTCGAGCTTCGCATGTAAAAAATAATACTTTTTCATTTTATTTTCGGTCAGTTATATTATATCACATCTATATTAAGGAGGCTGTGAGTGAGAAAAAACAGAATAAAAGAGCTTAGAAAAGCTCAAAAAATAACACTAAAGGGGTTATCAGAGAAATTAAAAGAAAAAGGACTATCATTTAGTGACAGTCAGTTGTCTTATTATGAACAAGGAAAGCGATCTCCACGAAATGAAGATATCTGGGAGGCGTTAGCTGAAATTTTTGATGTAAGTCTCGCATACGTTATGGGCATGGAAATGGGCTTGGTAAATATTTATCCGCCTACATTATAACATATACTGAGCTAGGAACTCGCTAAACTCAACTGGAGGAGAAAATGGATAAAGTATCTACGTATGAAAGGCCTAAACGGACTAACGCTCCGATGATAAAAAGAGCAGAGAAAAAGGAGATTAATATGTTATCAGAAACTAAAATCAGAAGAAATATTGAGACAATTGAACAAAAAACATGCCGTTTAAAAAATGTAATCCATGCAATTAAAAGACAAACAGAATTAGTGGAACTATTAGAAGACAAATTGCAATCAGGGGAAATTAAAAAAACTGATAAATTTGGCGCCGAATTA